TGCCCCCTAGACACGGAAAATCTACTTTAGCTAGTATAGCCTTTCCTGCTTGGCATCTTGGGAGGAATCCAGGGCACGAATTTATTAGTTGTTCATATTCTGGTTCATTAGCTATGAATTTCTCTAGAAAAGTAAGACAAGTGCTAAGAGAACCTAACTATAGAAATATATTTGAAGGCGCAAAGTTAGATAAAGATTCTCAGTCAGTTGAATCATGGCAAACAACTAAAGGCGGTGGTTATGTAGCAGCTGGTGTTGGCGGTGGTATTACGGGTAAAGGTGCGCACGTGCTGTTGATCGATGATCCGGTAAAAAACCGAGAGGATGCAGAATCCGAAAACAATAGAGAAGCAACTTGGGACTGGTACACTTCTACTGCATATACAAGGCTTTCTCCAGGTGGCGGTATATTAGTTATTCTTACGCGTTGGCACGATGACGATCTTGCGGGGCGTCTTTTGCAACATGCAGAAAATGGAGCCGATGAATGGGAAGTTGTTAAATACCCTGCTATTGCTGAAGAAGACGAAGAGTTTAGAGACGTGGGAGACGCGCTACACCCAGAGCGTTACAATACCGAATCTTTAGAAATGATACAACGAGCAATAGGCCCAAGAGACTGGACAGCTTTGTATCAACAGAATCCCGTGTCTGATGAAGGAGATTACTTCACAAGAGAAATGATTAGGTATTATCAGCCCCATGAGATAGACTATGACAAGATGCGGTATTATTCTGCTTGGGATTTAGCTATTGGGCAAAAAGACCGAAATGATTATTCAGTAGGTATTACCGTAGGTATAGATGAGTACGATAACATGTACGTGGTAGATCTAGTCCGGGGCAAATACGACGGGTACGAATTGGTAGAAAAAATATTAGATTTTTACGAACAATGGAGACCCGGCATAGTAGGTATAGAACGTGGGCATATAGAAATGGCTATTGGGCCTTTCTTAGAAAAACGTGTTGCGGAACGTGGATTACATTCTGCTTACTTTAAAGATTTAAAAGTAGGGCGACGTGATAAAGAACTTAGAGCAAGAGCTATACAAGGTAGAATGCAACAGGGCAAAGTGTTTTTTCCTGAAGATTCTGTTTGGACAGGCCCGCTAATTGCTGAACTATTACGTTTTCCAAATGGAGTACATGATGACCAAGTTGACGCGTTAGCTTGGGTTGGCCTCATGATTATGGAATACGCTACATTTTACGAAGCGCCAGAACATATACCTTCTTGGCGAGATAGGTTAGAATTGATAGCAAAAGGGTCGAAAAAGAAATCGGCAATGAGTGCGTAATATGGCATATAGTAAAAAAGTAAAAAAGAATTTATCAAAAGCTGAAGAACTTACTTTAGCAAAAAGCCAATGGAATTGTTATACACGTGCAAGAGACGCGGGGCACGATGAGTATATACACATGGCCCAAAGATGTGACTCTTATTACAGGGGAGAACAATGGGACGAGTTTGACCAACAACAACTAGATGACCAAGGGCGACCTGCTTTAACTATTAACACTATCCTTCCAACTATAAATGCTGTTATAGGAGAACAAAGTACAAGAAGAGCAGATATTCAATTTAAACCTAGAGGCGGCGGTAACCAAGAAATTGCAGACGTGCTTACTAAAGTTTATGCACAGATAGCAGACAACAGTAAACTAGATTGGATAGAAGCTCAGGTATTTCAAGACGGTCTTATACAAGACAGAGGTTGGTTTGATGTGCGCGTAGATTTTGACGACCATGTTCTTGGAGAAATTAAATTAGAATCAAAAGACCCTTTAGATATTCTTATAGACCCAGATGCAAAACACTATGACCCAAGAACTTGGAACGAAATTTTTGAGACAAAATGGATGAGCCTTGATGAGATTGAAGAAACTTACGGGCAAAAGAAAGCAGACCAACTAAGACTATTATCAGAAACGGGTACTACTTTAGGTGCTGACTCAATGGAGTTTGAAGAAAGCAGGTATGGAGAAACTGACCCAAGCGAATACTCAAGCGCACCTTTTCCAGCTGACCCAGAAAATTCAAGAATGCTTAGGTCTATTCGTGTTATAGAAAGACAATACTATAAACTACATGATTGTATGTTTTACGTAGACGCAGTTACAGGAGACCAAAGGCAAGTTCCTTATAACTGGAGTAAAAAGAAAAGAGAAAGTTTTGCAGACCAATTTGGATTAGATATTCTCGAGAAAAAAATGCGAAAAGTCCGTTGGACTGTAACCGCTGACACTGTTGTGTTATTCGATGATTGGTCACCTTATTCTCATTTTACTCTCGTTCCTTACTTTCCATACTTTCGTAGAGGAAAACCGTTCGGTATGGTACGAAACCTTTTATCACCGCAAGAACAGCTAAACAAAATAACTTCACAAGAACTGCACATTGTGAACACAACTGCAAACAGCGGTTGGATTGTAGAGTCTGGCTCACTGTCTGGTATGACAGCAGACGACCTTGAAGAACACGGAGCTGAAACAGGTTTAGTATTAGAATTTAATCGTGGCTCTACTCCTCCTGGCAAAATACCACCGAACCAAATACCTACAGGTTTAGACAGGTTAGGCCAAAAAGCTGCTAACAACATAAAACAAATAAGTGGCATATCAGATGCTATGTTAGGTATGGATAGTCCAGAAGTGTCTGGCGTTGCAATAAAAGCTAAACAAGGTAGAGGCTCTACTATGTTGCAAGTCCCTTTAGATAATTTAGCTAAGACAAGACAATATTTAGCTGAAAAAATATTACAGCTAGTACAGTCTTACTACACAGAAGAAAGAATAATTCAAATAACAGATGAAGAAGATCCGTATAAACCTAGGAAACCTATGCGTGTCAATCAAATGACACCAGAAGGCGAAATAATAAATGATTTAACTATAGGAGAGTACGACGTTATTGTGGGTACTGCTCCTGCTAGAGACAATTTTGATGAAATGCAATTTGCAGAAGCTATAGAATTAAGAAGTGTAGGAGTACCAATACCAAACGATATGATAGTAGAGTACTCCCATTTATCGCGTAAAGCTGACATTGCAGATAGAATAAGACAACAAGAGGGTACTGCCCCACCAACTCCAGAACAAATACAATTACAACAGTTCCAAATGGAATCACAGATTAGAGCTACACAACTTGAGATAGCTAAACTAGAAGCAGAAGTAACTAACATACAAACTCAAGCAGCTCTCAATGTAGCTAAAACCGAAGCAGCAGAAACTGATCCACAGTTGAAGGTTGCTGAGTTACAGAGTAAACTACAGGCAAAACGTGAAGAACTTGATCTACGTGAACGTTTATCTGAAATGACAAACGAAATGCGTAAGAATCAAACTGACACAGCAGCAGCTACTAAACTGGCGGCTGAAGCAATGAAATCTTTTAATACACCTACAGGAGGTACACAGTAATGGCAAAAGATAATACTAATGAAACCGAGGATAAAATCCTTTTTGATAGCATGCCCGGGGCTGACAAAAAAACATCTGAAGACGCAGAAGGTTTTAAAGTTGATATGAACTTTGAAACTGATGAAGAAGTTGAATTTCCCAAGGAGGACGAAATTGAAGAAGTTGAAGAAGACCAAGAACCCGCTCTTACTACAGAAGATGCGCAAGAGAGCGAAACTGAGGAAGGAGAAACAGAAAAATCTGAAAGTTCAGATGGAAGCGAAGAAAGTGAAGAAGAAGACGGAGTATTGGGAGACGATGAAGAAAATACACCAGAACTTGAGACAGGAGTTGAAGAACCAGCTAACGAAGGATTATCAAAAGAACCAATGATACCTAAGTCTAGGTTTGATGAAGTCCTAGCAAAACAAAAAGCTCTACAAAAGAAACTAGAAGAAGCTACTATGCCTCAAATAGAAGATGTAAAAGAAGCGCCTAATTTTAATTTTGAAGAAAAAGAAATAGAATATCAAAATGCAGTTCTAGATGGAGAAACTGAAAAAGCCACTAGCGTTAGAAGTGAAATAAGACAAGCTGAAAAACAACAAATGATGTTTGAAGTTCAAACTAAAATGGGTCAAACCATGAACCAAACTAACGAAATGCAAGAACTACAATCTAAAGCTCAAGAAATACAAAATAACTTTCCTATGTTAGATGAAAACCATGCTTCTTACGATGAAACTAAAGCTACTGAAGTTATGGAACTAAGAGATGCTTATATGATCCAAGGGTACGCAGGGGCAAATGCTTTACAAAAAGCTACTGATGTACTTATGGGCCAAACTAAACAACCTTCAAATACGGTTCAAAAAAAAGTAACAGAAAAAAAACAAGTAGCCAATACTAAGAAAAAAATAGAAGCGGCTGAATCGCAACCGCCAGCTATGAAAGGGCAAAGAAAAACTGAGAAAAAAGTAGATTTAAATGTGTTATCAACAGAAGAGTTTGACGCGCTACCAGAAGAAACTTTAAAAAGAATGCGTGGCGATTTCGGATAAACTGTGGTATAAATAAAATAAGTTCGCACGCCAAAGCGATATTTGGTCAGGGTCGTTCCTGTAAAAAATCGTCTTTCGCCTACTATGGCGTTAATATAGTCGGAGTCGTATTCCGCAAATAACGAGAGCGTTCCCCCTACGATAGTGGGTATACGGATAGGTAGTCGCTCCAAAAGACGACTGGTTTTTAAACAACTTTGATAAGGAGAATTATCATGGCAAATACAAACTTTGCCGCGTTGACCAGTGAACAATTAACGATCTGGTCGCGTGATTTTTGGCGTGTCGCTAGAAATATGTCCTTCATCAACCAATTCGCGGGAAGCGGATCTAACGCAATGGTTCAGACTATATCTGAACTTACTCAATCAGAAAAAGGAGCTAGAGCAGTATTAACTCTTTTAGCCGATATGACTGGTGACGGTATCGTTGGAGACAACACTCTCGAAGGTAATGAAGAATCATTAAGAGCTTTCGACATAGTAGTACAATTGGATCAACTAAGATTCGCTAATAGACTTTCAGGTAGAATGAACGACCAGAAATCTGTTGTGAACTTTAGAGAACATTCTAGAGATGCACTTGCTTACGCAATGGCTGACAGAATGGATCAATTAGCATTTTTAACTCTAAGTGGTATTGGTTATACACTTAAGAACAATGGTGCATTAAGACCTGTTCAGAATTCTGGACAAAATCTTGGTGACTTAGCGTTCTCAGCTGACATAACTGCACCTACGTCTAATAGACATAGAAGATTTGATGCTACAAATGGTATCGTAGCTGGTGATGTTACTGCAACTGTTGCAGCTGACAAACTAACTTACGGCGCTATTGTTGATCTAAAAGCTTATGCAAAAGACCAATATATTAGAGGTCTTAGAGGAGCTGGTAACGACGAAACTTACCATCTTTTCGTAACACCACAGGTAATGGCTGACCTAAAACTCGATTCAGATTTTCTTGCTAACGTAAGACAAGCTGGAGTAAGAGGGCCAGGTTCAAGCTTATTCTCAGGTTCTTCAAGCCTAATGGTTGATGGAATCATGGTGCATGAGTTTAGACATGTGTTCAACACTGCAGGTGCTACAACTGGTACATCATCAAACGCTGGTGCTGCTGGGTACAAATGGGGTGCTGACGCTAATGTTAACGGTTCTGCATGTTTATTCTGCGGAGCTCAATCATTAGCAATGGCTGACATTGGTATCCCTGAAATAGTTGAAGATACATTTGACTATGGAAACCAAAACGGTATATCAATTGGTAAAATATTTGGTCTTAAAAAGCCTAAGTACAATTCTGACGTAACAGGTCAAGATGAAGACTTTGGTGTCATAAGATTAGATGTAAGTTACTAATTGTGATATATTTTATGGGTGGCTAATTAGAGTCACCCATATTTTAAGGATTAAAAAATGAAAATAATTTCTAGTGATGATAAATACGTAGCCTCAACTTGGGGAGCAGCAATACATTTAAAGGCAGGAGAACCAAAAGAAGTTTCAAATGAACTTGGTTTACTTTGTTTGCAAGAAGGATGTTCACAATACGAAGGCGAAATGCCAACACCAGTTATAGAAGAAGCTCCAGTAGTAGACGAAGATTCTGGCGGAGCAGCTGAAGAAGTCCCAGTAGAAGAAGTCTCAGTAGACTTAGAAAGTATGACTAAAGTGGAATTAGAACAACACGGCCGTACTATGGGCATAGAGTTAGACAGACGTAAAAAGAAAGCAGATTTGATTGCTGAACTACAAAACGCAGAATAAGGATAAACAATGGGTACACTAACAGGTGCTAATCTAATTACAAGGGTACAGGACACTTTACAAGATACTACTAGTGTCAGATGGCCTGAAGCAGAATTGCTTAGGTACATAAACGATGCCCAAAGAGAAATTGTAAATTTTAAACCTGATGCTTCTGCTACTACTGTTAATACTCAATTAGTCACAGGAACTAAACAAACTTTACCTACTGCAGGGTTGCGGTTAATTAAAGTAACTAGAAACATGTCTGATGCTTCTGGAGGTGCTACAGGAGCTAGAGCAATTAGGTTAGTAAATTCTGATATTCTTAATACTCAAGAACCTGATTGGAACAACCCAACTGTAGCTGGAGATGCTGCGCACGGAACTGTTGTTAAACATTACATATTTGATGAAGATGACCCAAGAACTTTTTATGTATACCCAGGAGTTGCAGGTAACGCATTTGTAGAAATCGTGTATTCTAAATCTCCTACAGATTTAGCAAACACGTCAGCAACTATATACATAGACGACACTTATGGTAATGCTATTGTAGATTACGTTCTATTTAGAGCTTATTTAAAAGATGCAGAATACGCAGGAAACAGCCAAAGAGCTGGCCAACATTATTCATTATTTACATCTAGCATAGGGCAAGGTGCAAGCGCTTCTACTTTATTAAGCCCTAATATGGACGGCGCTCAACAAGCTGTACCCCAACCTAACCTAGGACGTTAGCCATGGCTAACTTCTCTTCCTTAGTTAAAGAAATTTTACCTTACGTGCCTATGTGCCCGGATACTTTAGTAGAGTCTAATTTACGTTCAGCAACTATAGAATTTTGTGAAAGGTCTAAAGCCTATAAACATGATATGGACCCTTTTAACACAGTATCAGGTGTTTACGAATACGATTTTGATGTCCCAGTAGGTACTGAAGTACACCAAATTTTATTAATGACACACGATGGGCGAGATATGGATCCAATAAGCCCTAGAAGTTTAGAGTTAAATTATCCAGATTGGAGAGATAGAACAGGCAATCCTCATGTATATTTACAAAAATCTCCTAGTCTATTTTGCATAGTGCCCGTTCCTAGTGGAGTAAAACAAATAATAGCTAGTGTTGCTTTAAAACCAACTAGAACAAGTAATAATATAGATACAACATTTTCAAACTCGTACAGAGATGGAATTATTTACGGTACTTTATATAGGCTTCTACGTATGCCTAGTAGAGAATGGACCGATGTAAATGCTGCACGAGAGTATCTTGCTCAATTTAATTTAGAAATAACCCAAGCAGAACTTCGAGCAAGAGGCGGAGATCTTGGGGTTAATAGGAGAGTTAAGTATAAAGGAATAGGAATGCCAAGGAGACGGTATGGAAAGTATGGGAAGGAAATCGACTATTGAGGAACCTGTTTATACTGACATAAGGAAGTGTTGGAACGTTATAAAAACAGGAATACTTGATATATTAGAAGAAAATCCTCACCTTACTTATATTCCTGAGGATGTTTACAGTGAGTGTGTAAACGAAAGAGCGTTTCTTTACACTTCTCCTGTAGGTTTTTTAGTACTGACTACAGAGGTAGACCAGTTTACAAAAGACAAGACATTGCTGTTATGGATAGCGTATACTTATAACAAAGGTGGGCATAACTGGTTAAACCATGAAGAATGGTTTAATAACCTAGCAAAAGAAGCAGGTTGTAAGTATCTCGAAGCCAGATCACGAGTACCAGAAATGGAGTCGTACGTAGAACAGATAGGTTGGGAATTAGATACACGAATATATAGGAAAGAAGTAAATGGGAAGTAGCGTAAAAAAATCAGACTACAAAGCAAGCGCAGAAGAGCAAGCTTTAGCTTCAGTTAGTCTAGCGGATAAAACTTTTTTTAGAGAAAATTACCTGCCTAAGTTAACAGAGCTTAGAGACCAATCTACGCAACAAGATTACCAAGGTGTAGCTAGGGGCAGGGCACAAGCGGATACGATGCAAGTATTGGCATCAAAACCTTCTTTGTTAGCTACACAATCTGTAGATGCTGCTGCTGATTTAGCTTCTGCAGCTTCTTCCATGCAATTAGCAGGTAGTGCCCAAGGGTTAGCAGGACAACGACAAGATCAAACCAACGTGCTTAAAAATGCAAGGGGTTTATCGGCTACTGCTACTTCTGGTCTCAGTCAAGCTGCACGTATAGGTATGACAGATACTTTAGCAAAAGCGGGTAGGAAACAATCAAGAAGAATGGCTAGATTAGATAGTATGAGTAAGCTAGCAGCACAAGGTATAGAAAACATACAAAGAAATAGAGCTGCTGATAAAGTAAACAAAATAAGTGAGGCCACAGGAGAAGGTAGCATGTACGAAACTAAAACAGGTTTAGGCTCTTTCTTTAGTCAGCCTACACAAACAAAATTTGGTTAGAGAGATATTATGAGTACTAGAATGAGAAACGAAAGAGATTTTATAGGCGGATTAGCTGAAGTAAAAGACCCTTCTGCTACTTTTGCTCAAATAACAAGACAAGACTATAACGATTATATTAATAATTTTCGTGAGTTTGAAAAAAAATTATTAGAACAAACTAATGACACGTCTTTAATTGACCAAGCAAGGTTAGATGCCCCTAAACAAAATAAAATTGCACAACAAGTTAACCAAAGAAATATAGAAAGATATGGCGGTGGCGGTCTTTCTAATGTCCAACGTATGGAACAAGAACGAGGTATGCAAAGGGGCGGACAATTAAACTTAGCCGGAAACGTTAATAACGCGCGTATTCAACAACGAGAAATAAACCAAGCTTTATTAAATGATTTAATTGGTATAGGGCAAGGAGTAAATTCGCAAGCTACACAAGGGTTAGGCAATGCATCAGCTATGGCTTCTAATAGAAGAAACGCTTATAAAAACGCAAAAACTCAATATAACAACGGTTTAATGGGGCTAGGTACAACTATGTTGTTAGCAGCCATGTCTATTTAAGGTATTCAATATGAGCCAAAGATACTTTAATGAATACGCCAAAGGCCTAGATACGTATTTAAACGCTCGGGTTATGGGAAGCAGAGACTTTAATGTAAACGCCATAAATAACCGGTTATTTGTTCCTGTAGATGCTAAAAATTTAGAAAAAGGGGAAGGAAAGCTGATTAACCAGCTTAAAACAGAACAATGGAAAGGTGATGTAAATACGTTTACAGAATTAGGTGACGCCGATTCAAAAGGAGTGCGACGTTTTAAAAATCAAAAAGACGTATTAGATTATTTTGCTAGCCATGCTTTAATGGAAGGGTACTACGACGAAGACGCAAATGATGGCAAAGGTGCAAATAAACAAGGAAAACTTGTTGATATGTTTGTAAACAAAGATGGTCAAGTAATGTTTACTTTAGAAACACGAGACGACAATGGTCTTAAAAAACTAGTACCAAAAACTATGAGGGGTACAACTAAAGATAACCAAGTAGCTGCGTTTTCTCTTGGACCTACTGAAGATGGTACAACTAACCTGTTTGATTTAGCGCAAATGATAGCAACTGGCCATGGGGTAAGAGAAATAAAATTTAACCAACAAATAGGTGGATCTCTTGGGCTTTCCACACAAATAGTAGACAGTTCAAAGTATGGGCAATCAGTAGATAAAGCTCGAAGTATGTTACCCCCATCGCAAGGAGGAACAGGCTTAGCCTCTGGTACCAACCTTGATAGCCAACCGGGTATGGCT